TCCCAGAACCTAATTATGATAATTTACCTGTTGTTGGTGTTTCAAGATTAGGTGTTGGTTCAACTACAGATACTGGATCTAATTTATTAATTGATGTTCAAGTAGGAGCATCAAGAACAACAGTTGGTATTGGTTCAACTACGTTTGAAATATCTAATTTCCAAATAGCAAGACCAGGTCATTCATTTAAGATTGGTGATAAATTCAAACCTGTTGGATTAGTTACTGCTGCACATTTAACAAAACCAATCAATGAGTTTGAACTTGAAGTTTTACAAGTGTTCAATGATAAGTTCTCCTCTTGGCAGTTTGGTGAAATTGATTATATTGATGATATTAAAAACTTACAAGATGGTTCAAGAGTTAGATTCCCATTATTCTTTAATGGACAATTATTAAGTTTTGAGAAAGACAATTCAAATTCACAATCCGCATTAATTGATTTGGATGCAGTGTTACTAATATTTGTTAATGGTGTTCTTCAAAAACCAGGTGAATCTTATTCATTCCAAGGTGGTACAACATTTACATTTGAAGAAGCACCTACAGGAGAAACATCACCAGGTGCAAATGATCATGATAAAGTTGATATATTTTTCTACAAAGGTCAAGATGGGGTAGACGTAGACATAGTTGATGTTCAGGAAACAATCAAAATTGGTGATGAATTAAAAATTACAAAGAGTCCAATAGGTTTAACTACTTCTCAAACTGGTGAAAGAGTTGTTAAAGAAATATTAGGTGCAGATTTAATTGAAACTAACATCTATACTGGATTAGGTGTTGATGAAGTAAATGAAAAACCAGTAAGATGGACAAAACAGAAAGTAGATTTAGTTGTAGGTGGACAAGTAATTGATAAATCAAGACCTTCTATTGAACCACAAGTATATCCTACTGCAAAAATTATTGGAGATCTTTCAGTAATATCTGGTACAAATAGTGCAAATAGTATATTTGTTGATGAAGTTGAGTCATTCATTTATGAAGATACTGTTTATGGATTATCAAAATTTGAATTTGATGCTCTAATAACATCAGGAGATATAAATGTTGGTGCTTCAGCGACTGCTATTGTTTCTGCTGCTGGAACTATTTCAATTGATATTACAAATGCAGGGTCTGGATACTTATCAGCACCAAGCATTTCAATTAGACCACCAATCGGTTCTGGAACCACGACTGGTATTGGTTCTACAGCATTTGCAACAACCACTATAACTAATGGCACTGTAACTGATACAACATTGACTGCTGTTGGATTTGGTTATACTCACTCCAATCCACCAGAGGTTATCATAGAATTACCTCCATTCCAAACTGAAAAGGTAACATCATTTGATGAAGTACAAGGTTTTACAGGAATTATAACAGGTATTGCTCCAACAACTAATGGTAGTCAACCAGCGATTAAGTTTTTCTTTAGAGCAACCAAAACAGTTCAACCTAGACTTCAAGTTGGTTATCCAGTCTTTATAAGAGATACATCAGTTGGTAATGGAGTTACATCAGTTGACACACACAATTCTTCTGTAGTTGGCATTGGCACCACATTCTTAGATAACATTTACAAAGTTCATGACATTGCATCCAATGGTGAAGATGGTGAAATAGTATGTAATGTTATGACAGGATCAAATCTCGTAGGAATAGCAACCACAGGTTTCCATTATCCAGCTGGAATTACTACGTCTACATCATTAGGTCGATTAAGTTGGGGTAGATTATATGATGGAATACGATCAAGCAACCCTATTTCAATAGGTGTGACTGGATTGACCGTGAATACTGGTTTAACTACATTCCCAACTATTCAAAGAAAAAATTATGATCCAACATCACATAGGGGTCTTAGATCCAGTGGTGCGATCAGAGTATTTGGACTTTGATTAAATAACCACTATAAATAAAAAGAAAAGTAAAATTTTAAGATGTCGGCAATTGTTACTGACCAATTTAGAATTCTGAACGCAAATAATTTTGTTGAATCAGTAGAAAATACAAATAATTCATACTATGTTTTTGTAGGACTTGCAAATCCTCAAGGAGCAGATACTGTTGTGGGTTATGGAAGATCAGGAAATTGGAACTCAAATACCCCTGCACCAACAGATAGTTTTTCATATAGAGCACATTCTGGTGATACTATGATGTTTGGTAAAAAGGTATCATCAGCAAATATAAGAAGAATTATAAGAAGAGTTGATTGGATATCTGGAAATAGATATGAAATATACAGAGATGATTATAGTGCTACAAATCAAAGTCCACTAACAAAAGCAAACCGATTATATGATGCGAACTACTACGTACTTAATTCCGACTTCAAAGTTTACATTTGTATTGATAATGGATCAAGTGGAACTAACCCTCTTGGAAACGTATCACAGGACGAACCAACCTTTACAGACTTG